GACAACAACTTTCATGCCTTTAAGTTCATCTGCCTCAGCAATAAATGCCTCAGGGAAGTAATCAACGATACAGACAGAGTTGGTGACTTGCATTGGGTTTGTTCCTTTGACTCTCTTAATATACACGATTTTGGTGCCCTGTGGGGCATCTGTGTGCCACTACATCAACTGCTCTTGGCAAAGTACCACATAATTGCTACGATTAGCGATGCTGGTAATACAATATACCAGTAAGTTACAATTACACCAATCAACAATAATGCACCAAGAAGTAATAACATACCCATGGAATCACTACCACTAAATGATGATGAACTTGATGAACTTTCGGTTGATGATGATTCATCATCAGAAGAATTGAATGATGTCTTATCACCAATAATAGGATTTACACCTATTATCTTTACTGTAGGATTTCTTGCTTGTGCTGTTCTCTTTGCATCTTGATAGTCATTTGCATAAACTTCTTCAGTGAAAACTGATCCACCCTGATACAACTTAACTTCCCATTTCATAGTGGTGAAAACAATTTAGTAGATGAAATGATTAACAAGAACGCGAGCATGATTACCACGTCCCATGATTTTGTTCTGATGAAGAATGGCACTGAGATAGCATCACCAATAAACTGCATAATCACTCCTAATGATAGATTTACATGTAGGATGATGAAGTATGCAGTGACCACAAGAAACGATCCTATGATTCTGCCAGCGGTGTCAATCTTCATCGTACATAAAGGAATGAACCGTAAGGATCTACGATCTCGGGACTATCAACTAAGGACTCAAGAAAGAACCGAATACCTTTAGCAGGTGCCTTAAATGATGCTGGTTTGTAACATGCACCAGACTCTTTGTCTATGAACATGAACACACCGTTATTTGAAAAACTACCATCAGCATGAACCCTGAATTGATTCAGTTTGATATATTTCTTACCTACACTATATTCTAACTTAGAGTATGAAGTATGTCCAGACTCGGTTGCATTAACTTTCCATTGATTATTGACGACCTCAAGCAAACATTCGGTGAGATATTCTGTTTTGGATTGAGTGAGTGTGTTCATGATGTTAGATAGTGAGATGAATGATGAAGCGATTAGAGTAAGTTAATCGCTTCATTTAAGATCAGAAAGGGTTAGACCATGACTCATACTTTTTCATGGTGATGTAACCTTCTTTGCAAAGTGCATCAGTAAAGTATGACCATGCCAAACGTTTGGCAATAGAATCAGTTGCCATTTTTTTGCCCTTAGTATCACATTTCCAGTTGTAACGAAACTGCTCCAGTGCTTGTGCTTTGGTGGTGGTTCGCATCGGTTGCTTTCCTTTGACTCCTTTAGTATTGCAGGTTTTGAGGCATTTGGCAAGGGGTTTTGACCAGTTGCCCAACTGGTTTTGGTCTGTCTCCCGATATACTGGCATTTCGTTGCTGTGCTGTCTTGAGAACCACTGCCACCACTAGAGCAAAGACTTGTTTTTTCCATAATTCTGTCCGTTAGGTGTGATTGGTCATGCCTCCCGCTCTCGTTATGGAAAAAACACTAATTAACATTTAACCGTCACAGCAGAAAATTCTTTTCGTAGTTAAGAAGATCTAATGGAGCAGGGATAATGTTATTTTCACATTTAATACTATTTTTCCAATGTGTTCCATTCTTGCGGTACAATTTAATATCTAGTTTCTTATATTTTAAGTTGGTTGGCACATAAACTTTATACTCAATACCATTATTTTCAGTCAACATACTCAATTCTTTATTTTCTTTCTTAGTGACTGTGATTGTGGAACATGACAACCAAAACAGATTTTCAAAGATTGTATAATCCTTGAGATAAACATCAGCATTGTCCATAATCATTCTGCCAATGAATTGTGGAGACAAACAATGATCATGACACCTTTCTTTCGGTGAATTTTTTGCAGATTCACTAATCAATCCAGTGTGATTGATTGCACCACAATCAAAAACGGGAATGTAATAAAGTCGGGTGATTGGACGAAAAAAGTCTTCATTACCCCAGTTTTTTTGACTTGCTCGCATATGCAGAAATGCGGTTTGTGCATATGCTCTCCAATTCTTAGATCTTCTCATCCGTCACACCGTCCCATAAACTCATCTAGTGTGTAACCTTCTCCAGTTGATGTTTCTTCAATCAATTCCTCCAGTGAATAACATTCCAACTTCAAACGATACTCTTCAGGTGTGTCATCTTCTGGGTCATAATCATCATGACAAAGGTAATCATATTCACGACAGAGTGCATCAATCAATTGCTCTTTGGTGTAGTTCTTATCAGACATTTGCGAATCTCCCATTGTTGAAGTTTGCATGTGAGAATTGCTCTCGGTTGACGAGTTTGAACATACCAAACTCATTGGTCTTGACATAACCTTCACCACCACATTGAAGATCACCAATGTATGCTTTAGGTCCGTTGTTACGCATCAAAAACAACATATCATCTTTGATAGATTTGACCAAGAACCAATAACTAATCAAACGAGAGTTGTTGAATGTTTCTGGCACAACTTCACGACCTTCACGAATACATCTGTTCAGTGCTACTTGAAGTTCTGCTGCTTCTTTCTTGTCAGCAAATGTTACCATCTGTGCCATCTGACGTGCGAAACCAACAATCTCATCAAAATCTTCATCGATCTGCCGACACTCAGGTTGAACAAACTTACACGACTCAGTATCATCAAACGTTGGAAAAACATCACCATCACTTACAACAAACGCATCTTTAAGTTCACCTGTAGTCGCATAGAACGTATGTGGTGCGATGATGATGTTCTGATCAATTACTTCATCAAAGACGTAAGTAATCGTATTGGGGCAGTAAGTATCATCACCACCAAACCCAATAAAATCACCTTGAACAATCCCGTAGAAATTAGGAAGGCAATCAAAACAATGGTGTAATATATCAGCAACATTGCCAGAATGATTGCGGTCGATGTCACTATGACTTTCGTTAATCTTGATAAGTTTCTTATTAAAGACCGATTTTGTACCAACAAAGAATCGACCTGTCTGCGGATTCGTGCCCCATACAATCGCGGGAGCGCCATCGATCTTCGCAGATATTTTACCATTAGAAAGGAACCAATCAAGGACAGAAAGATCACCAGTCAGAATAGAATCTTCTGGATGCTGGAGGTGTGTGTTTTTCATGTATTTAAGATAACGCATCCAGCAACGGATTGCAAGCGATAGTGTCCTGTTTGACAACTGTCACACTCTCAATCCTTTCCTTTGCTTTTGTAAAGTAATCTGTGTCCCTTTCCATCCCAACAAAATTGCGATTAGTATTTACACAGGCGACACCAGTTGTACCACTTCCCATCGTATTATCCAAGATAGTATCACCCTCATTGGTATATGTCTTCACTAAGTATTCCATAAGATCAACAGGTTTCTGCGTTGGATGTAAACCTTTCTCTTGTTTGAATTTTAAGATGGTCTTAGGATAGCGAGACCCTTCAGGATTGTCACGATGCTTGGATTGCTGTTTACCATAAACCTCACCAATCTTTGCCGTCTCAGACTTAAACCCACTGTATGGAGTTGAATACCACATTTGAGGGTTATATGTTGGTTTTTTTCTATAAAATACCAGAATGTTTTCATGACTCTTAAGAGGCATGACTTTGGCATTCATGGGATTAGTTCCCTGCGGTTTCTCCCATATCCATTCATACTTTAGATTCTGAATGTTTGAGGCAGCAAGGATCGTTGTGAAAGGTTGTGCAGCAGTGAATACCATTGCTGCATTTTCTTTACAGATTCTATTGTACTGCTCCCACAACTTGTCTAGAGGGATAATACTATCCCACTTGCAGGCAGTTGTACCGTAGGGCAAATCTACCAGCAGCATGTCGATACTATCATCTGCAATCGTAGGCAGAAGATCTAAACAATCACCTAGTAGTAAATTCACCATTCAGCAATATCCTTCACGAAGTCACATTCTAGCAGAGCAGCAACATTTGTGCAAATGTAGTCATCATTGCCAACTTTCTTACCACCTTGCTGCACATTGAAATAGCACTTATCACTCTTCAGGTGTGCTTCAAAGTCTGCTTTGGTGATGAACACAATGCGAGCATCTTTCTCATCAGGGTTGATACCACAGAAGATAAGACGCTCCCAATCTTTACCAACAGAGACATGATTGATGATAAACTTATCAACAGTCACACCACCTTTCTTATCACGAGTAGCAAGAGCAAACTTAATCTCTGTCAATATTTTACTAATGACACGATCATGTCCTGCGGTAGATGTTGCCGCACGTTCAACTTTGTGTCCAAGATTATTCATCAACTTAGACACAAATCGTTCACCTAACTCACCCTTTTGCTTGGGTGAAAGGAACACATAACCCTCAAAGTTTGTGCCGTTCCAAGGATCTTGAAGATTGCCATCAATGTAATCACGAATAGAACCATCAGCAAAGATAGAGTCAAACATGAGTAAAGTGGATTGCTTTGATACTATTAATATACACGGAAACCATCCCCTGTGGGGGGATAGTGTGTAGGTTGTTCAACTGTCACTCACCATAGTTTTCTCACCCAATAGTTTGCCGTAGATTTTACCCCAGAACATTTGTGTATTCTTGTCATCAGAGGATTTCAACTCTCTTAAAACTATCTTACAAAGTTCTGTAAGTTCTTCTTCTTTCCAATTAGGATCATTGTTGCCCCATACTTCTGTTACTTTCATCGGCGAATCTCACTGATTGCTGGCATACCCTGATTGAATACAACATCAACAACTGCTTGAACTTTTTTGGCAGTGCTGATACCCACTCTATCATAAGTTGGAATACAAACTAACCCAAACTTCTTCTCACTTCCACCAAGTCTGATAACTCGTCCAATACTTTGACTGATACCAATGTAGTCCATATTACGCATGAAAATGACAGCCTCCAAACCTGAAACATTGATACCCTCAGACAGAATGCTATGGTGAAGAACAACAAATTTCTTGGTCTTGTCCTTGCCCCAAGTGTTCAGTGTGTCAAAGAATACATCACGATTGACTTTCTTACCATTGATGATTGCACCTGTCTTCGATGTGATTGTCATCCAAGAATATCCACGCTCTTTGAGTTGTAGGCAGAAGTCAGAGTGAGTCAAAAGGTTGATGATTTGCTTTGTTGTGCGAGCACAAATCAAAGTCTTGTCAATACTGTTGTCATCAATAGTCTCAAGCAAGTTGTCACAATCATCAGCAAACATCACCTTGCGACCTTTAACCATAGGCAATTGCTTGACTACAACTTTAGGAGGGAGAATGTAACCCTGTTCAACCAACTCAGGGGCAGGCACATTACACAGAACCTGACCATAAACATGACCCCAATTCATTCCTGGTTTCTTGAATGTAAGACTGTGCTTGGGAGTAGCAGTAAGGAAGTAGCAACGATTTGCTTCATTAGCAAAGAACTCAGTCGCAGGAAAGAAGTTCTTCTTTACACTATTGTGTGCTTCATCAAAGTAGATGTTGTCCACCTCAATGTCTGCCTCAACGATACGATGCAAGGAGTTGTAGGTGGTGAAGATGATAACATTCTCACCTTCTGCGCGAGCAGTGTTAGTGAATACGTGAATGTTGTCTGCATTGGTTGTAGAATAGTGGTCTGTTTCACCACTATGAACGTGCATCACATGTGTGTGAGTTGTATCAATCAACTCAAGGAATTCAGAGCACAGTTGTTCTGCCAACAGAATACGTGGAGCAACAACAACAGTCGTCATTCCGTTGTCAATATACTTACAATTCTCCACAACATCCTGAATCATACAGATAGT